CTTGATGCGGATCTCCGGTCCCTTCGTGTCCAGAATCGTGGCCACCGGGCGCCCCAGCTCATCCCGCACCCGCTTCAGCTTTTGCAGCGTGGCCAGCTGGGACTCGTGCGTGCCATGGGAAAAGTTGAATCTTGCCGCGTTCATGCCAGCCAGAATCAGCTGGCGCAGGGTCTCCTCATCGTCCACAGAGGGCCCCAGTGTGCATATGATCTTTGTCTTTCTCAATTCAGGCATAACTGTTACCTCTTTCCCTGTTTCCTTGCAATTGTCTCGCTTCTTCCGCCCCTATCATACTACATTTTTTGCCGTTTGAATATTTGTTTTCTGTTAAAATCCCGGGGAACGGGGCGCGGTGCGGCGAGAAAAAACTGCGGCTGCTATTTTCGAAATCAGACAGTTTAGACAAATCAGGCCCCTTGTCAAGTGATTTGCGAAAATTTTAGTAATTTATTTTTCAAAGGCTGTTCATACAGGCCTCGAACACCTCCGCCGCCGTGTGGAAATTGAATATCTTCCGGGGATAATTATTGATCCATTCCTCCGTTTTTTTCAGAGTAGAGGCCGGAATAGTTGCAAAATCTGTCCCTTTCGGGTGCTTGCGGCGGATCATGCCGTTTTGGCGCTCGTTCGATCCTCTTTCCCATGAGCTATACGGGTGGCAGTAATAGACCGTCGTCCGGGCACCTTTCCGCCGACAAGCCTTTTCCATGCCCGCGCAGTCGGCAAACTCCGGGCCATTGTCTACGGTGATCGACCGAAATACCTTGTAGAAAAGGGCGCCGTATTTGCGCTCGAGCGTGTTTAGGGCCTTTACCACGCTTTCGGTGGTGTTCGTCTTTATCGGGATCATAATTTCATGGCGAGAGAGCCGCTCCGTGAGTACCAGCAAGCGGGGGCGGCTCTTTTGTATGCCCTGTACGGTGTCCATTTCCCAATGTCCGAAAGTCTCCCGGGAGTTGATCTCCTCCGGGCGCTGTTCAATGCTCAAGCCTTTAGGGGCCCGGGCCGCACGGACGCGGCGATAACCCCTCTTTTTCGCCGCCTTATGAGGGAGGTCTTTATTCGTTATCCCGAGGAAAAGGCCGAGGTCGATATAGCGATAGAGAGTGCGGACGGAAATCTCGGTATCGAATACGAGGCCCTTTGCCTTGATCTCGCCGAGGGCGGCCTCCGGCGATCTGTTCCCGCCTTTGATGGCTGCCTCGAGGTATCGGGCGAGGCGGTGATCCTTGCCGATTTTGAGACCCGGCCCCTTGTCCGGGTAGTGATCCTCGTACCGAGCTTGTGCAATATCGGGGATATAGCACTCCCGGTCTATGAGCTCGGTCGTGCGCTGAATACCGAGGCCGCGCTTGATCTCCCGGTAGATCGTGGAGACATGGCGGCCCAACTCGTCGGCGATCCGCTGTTTCGACCACCCATCTTTGAGGCGTGTCTCGATAATAAGGCGCTCTCTCCAAGTCAAGTGCTGGTAGTTTTCTCCCATTTCCAAACCCTCCTGGTAAATCAAAGCCCCGCCGCGGCCATGTAGACCGGGCGGGGCGTGGTTTATTTCTGTAAAAATTCCTCTATCGCTCGTTTGATAATTTGAGCCTGGACGGCCCCCTCAGCGTCGCACTTTTCCCGAAATGCCGCCGCGAGGTCTTTCGGCACACGGACGGAAATCACGTCATAGGCTTTTTGGTTGTATCTCGACTTTACCGCCGTCGAGGTCTTAGTCTTTCTCTTGCTTTCTTCCACGTTTCCGCCTCCTCACGTTGATAACGATAGAGCATACCGCGAGGGTGATACTCACTCCGCACAAAATATAAATGACTGTGTCCATGACGGTTTGACATTGAGCCCGTTTCATGTTACTATGCAAGGGCGAGGGGGATTGCTCCCCCTGCCCTTTACTCGGTGAGCTTTTCTATCAGCAGTAGAATGGCAATCACGAGGTTTAGGATCGCGGTAACAAGGTTTATGTAGCTGTCCGGCTTGGCCTTGTTGCCGCTTTTCTTTTTGCGTTTTTTGCTCAATGCTTTATCCTCCTTTCGCTTATTATAATACAATACTGCTTGCAGTATGTCAATAGTTTTTTTGCAAAAAATATCCGCCTCGGGAAATCAATCCCGGGGCGGGTTTTTGTCTGCACCTATGAGCCAATCGGCGGAGACGTGGAAAATTCTCGTCAGGACGAGGAGCTCGTAATCCGTCACGAGGCGAGAGCCGCTCTCGATCCGACTAACTGCGTCTTGTTCAATGATCGCGCCCTCTGTCTGCATTTTCGCCGCGAGGGCTGTTTGTGATAGGCGGGCCCGGAGGCGTAGCTCCCGGACGCGGTCGCCCGATACGTTCCCCTTGCCCTCAAATTGAAATTTTCTCACTCGCCCGAGTTCCTCCTATGGTAATATCCAATATTCTAATTGACATTAACATATTTTCCTCGGGTTCTTATGGGAATACTCCATAGCTCGAAAAAATAAGGGCCGGAGTTTCCTCCGGCCCGCTCGGGTTATGCTTTCTCTCTGGCCTCGTGGTACATGACGGCCACGATTGCGGCCTTGAGGGTCTCCTTGCGGAGGTTGAGGTCGGTCGCGCATACCTCTTTCGGCGTCCCGCCGTTGACGGCGCCGGAGTCCAGCAAGGCCGCCGCGGCGCCTTTCCAGTATTCCGGGACGTCTTTCAAGTCCTTATAGACAGGGTTTTCCTCGTCGAGGACTTCTTTCACGGTCTGACGGATCAGGGCCTTTAATTCTTCGTTGCTCATGTCGATTTCCTCCTCGTAGGTAACGTAGGGGATTTTTCCCCACTTTTTCCACTTCCGGGCGTTGTACCCGGATTTACTTCCGATATTTGCGACGGCGGTAATCTGTACGCCGTTTTTCCATGCGGGCGTACACTCTACCGCGAGCCCGCCGCCGACATAAATTCCGATATGGCCCGTCGTCCACACCGCCGCCCCGGGCGCGATCCCGGAGAAATCGGTCGAGACGCCGGAACAAATCGAGATCATACCGTCCGCCGAAATGTCTGGGCAGGCGCCCGCGAGTACCTGGTTCATGGTCGGATAGGTGGCGCCGCCGTAGGTTCTGGCGCTATCCCCGCTCCACCCCCACAAGATCGCCTTAATGAGGCCCACGCAATCGAAATAAAACGCCTTGGGGTTTCCGGCGTAGCGGCGAGCGGCGTCAATCCACCCCTTTTCTGTATTCTTTGCGTAGGCGTTCGCCGCCCGGGTGAGGCTCGCGTCGGTGATCGGCGAGCCGAGGCCGCCCCAAATATACGAGGTCTTATAGTCCCGGGCGATAGAGAGCGCCTTTGCGATAAAGTCGGCCGAGTTCATTTACTTTCCCTCCTCGGTGGTCTGAGTCCCGTCCGTGGCGCTCTGTTCGCGCTGGGTCTGAGTGCCGAAATAGAACGCGATCACGACGGCGTACACGGTCATAAAGTCCTGCGCGATTTTGTTCGTAACGGCGAGGTAGGCAAAAACCGCCGTGAGGGTGATCGTGACAATGGATTTCACGGAGAGGAGGTTTGCGATACGCTTGATGATCTTTTCATTCATGGTGTAGTCCTTTCCCCGGGTCAAATCCCGGTGTCCCCTAAATCTTTTGTTGTTGGTTCTTCCTTGTCGTCCTTTTTGAGGACGGTTTTCAGGCATAGCAAGAGGAGCTCGCCGCCGAAAAAGCCGAGGATCACGCCCAGGAGGGCCGCGGGGTCGTTTCCCGTCCTGGACATGATACGGAGCGCGTACCAGCTCGCCCCGGAGGCGGCGGCCACACAATAGGCGATTGTCACCTTTGCGAATAGGTGAGGAATTTTCCCGATCCGCTTCACGAGCCGGGAGAGACGAGAGGGCGTTTTCGCCTCATATTTCCCGCTCATAGCCCCACCCGGGCCAATATGTAGCCCACCACCGCCGCGGTGACGAGGAGGATCACTTTCTCGACGAGGGTTTTCCAGCGGTTCCCCGGCTCCGCTTCGATCTTCTCCACCTTGCCGGAGAGATCGGAGAGGTCGGTTTTAACCTCCTTGATCGCCTCCGTTTGGTGCTTCTGCTCTTTCGCCATAACCTCGACCGAGGTCGCGAGGCGGTTTATTGCCTCCGTGCTTTTCTCGAGGTGGTCGAGCCTGTGCGTGTTCGATTTACTGCGGGCCTCCGTCTCTGCCAGCTTTGCGGCCATTTCTTCGCCCGTCATGCCGTCACCCCCTCGGCGGTCTTGATCGCCGCTAAAATATCCGCCTTTAGTGTTAAGCCAGTGAGCGCGATCCCGTTCTCGGAGGCGTACTCCTTGAGCTCCGCGACGGTCATAGCGTCCAGGTCCTTAACCTCCGTCCACCCGTAAACCCCGGGCTCCCATACGTTATTGTC